GCATCGACGCCGGTCATCTGCGTGGGCGTGAACTTGAGAGCGCCCGAAGCCAGCACCGGCTTTCCGGTGTTCGCCGCCGAGCCATACATCGAGGCGATGGCCTCGCGCACCCGATCGCGCTGTTCCTGCGATGGATTGCCATCGAGCGTGAATAGGCCGGTCGTGCGAACGCCGTTCTTGTGCAACGCCGCCTGGCTTCGCTCGCTCGCTTGCGCCAGCCCGAGCGCCTGCCGACCGAGCAGCACCGGGTCGAGGCCGCGCGCGCTGTCCCAGGACGGCGAGCGAAGGTGGAAGACCTCGGAGCGTGCGAGTGTCAGCGTGCGGTTGTTCTCGAAACTGATCGTGTACTCAAGCTCCAGATCCTGCCGAACGGTGATCTGGACGTTATCGGGCTTGATCGGAATGAGCTCGCGGATCTGGCCATTGACCACGTTGCGCCACGACACCGCACAGCCCGTCGAGGCCTTGTGCATCATGGTCGTTCTGACCCACTCGCTGGCGTCCTGCCAGGCGTTCGGCGAGCGCGCGAACAGGTCGAATAGCGGATGGTCCGTCGCCGGCTCCATCCCGCCATCGGTCGGTCGCATCAGCACGATTGGCAGCTGCGCGAGGCCGTCCGCGATGACCATGACGGCGCGGTAGAACGCGGGAACCTGGAGCGCCGTTGAGACAGTGACCGGCTCGCCAGTCCAAGATTGACTGTAGCCGAAGGCAGCATCGAGCCAGCCCTCGGTGAACTCGACCGCCTTCTTTTCGTCCCGGCCACGCAGCCGGTCGAGCCATCCTAGCACGGCATCGCCCACGCCGCCGCCGGTCCGGCGACGGTCGGATTAAGCGTCATGAGGTGAGCCGCGTTGAAGGATGCCATCAAAGGGTCGATCTTCCCGTAACCAGAGGCTGCGCGCTCGATCATCATCGCCGTCGATGTCGCGCGGACCTTCGCGTTGCCCGCGCACCACGCCAGAAGGCGCGAGCCTGAGTGTTTCAGCGAGCCATCGACGAGCTTGCGCTCGACCGTCTTGGCCGCGTTCATCAGCCGGATGCCCTGCGGCACACCGACCAGGAGTTTCGTCTCTTCCGAGACGCCGATCTCGGCCAACGCATCCACCGCGCCGCCGATGCCGGCGGGATCTGCGCCGACCATCGCCAGGCATCCGGCGTCGAGGACCAGGCCGACATGCGCCTTGATCCACTCCAGATCACCGGGCAAGCCGTCCACGACTGTCAGATCGCCGTCGCGCGCGAAGTCTTGATAGAGCGCCGCATTCGCCTTGCGCCGGTCGAGCCCCTCGGGGCTGATCAGCGCGTGCGCCCAGAGCAGCCAGCGGCGCGTCTCGCGCTCGCGCGCGATGACCGCGAAGCCGAACAGGTCGTCCAGTCCGCCGCCGTCGATGCCGACTGTCGCCACCTCGGCGCGGTCGAGGAGCTCGTCCAGCGAGCGCGGCCCGCCGTTGCCGCGCGACCAGAACTGCGCCCCGGCCCATCCATCTGACCGCAGAGCGACGCCGATCTGGACGTTGAGATGCTGGCTGGCCCAGCGACGTAGCTCGGCCTCGCTGGCCTCGCGCGCGGCCTCGTAGTCGGGGATCAGTCGTTCGACCGTGATCGATCGCCCGTTGTTCGGCGTGACGAGGTGCCAATTGCTCGAGTCTTGCCAGTCCACGTTGGGTGGGAACTCGTAGAGCACCGGCAGCAGCGGCGCGCTCAATGCGCCGTCGCGCACCTTGCGCGCTTTGGAAAGTTCCGCCGCGAAGACTCCCGCCGGCGGTCGCTCGGACTGGGTCGTGATCTGGATCAGGAAGCCCTCGGGCTGCGAGATCAGACCGCCGCGCAGCTGCCCGATCACGCGGTCTGCGTCGGGCGCTTCGGCGATAACGTGCGTCTCGTCCAGCAGGATGCCCGCCGGTTTCGTGCCCGTCACTACTTTCGGGTCGAACGACTTGACCTTCAGGAACGCCTTGGTTTGCCTATAAGAAATGCGCTTCAGGTGCGATTGAACGTGGAACTTGCTCGCCAGCACCGGGTCCGCTTCGATCATGCCGACGGCCTGGTTGAAGGCTAGATCGGCAATCTCCTGCGTCGGCGCGATGAGCAGGAACTCGGCGCGCGGGCGCTGGTTGACGAGCAGCGCCGTGAGCATGATCGCGGAGCCGCAAGTCGTTTTGCTGTTCTTCTTCGGGACCAGGACGAAGCATTCCCTGATCTGCCGCTGGCCGTTCACCACCGAGCCGAACAGGGCGCGGACGATGTCGCGCTGCCAGTCGCCCGCCGCTTCCTTCATGCGCGGCTGGCCGGGAACATCCGGCAGACGCAGCGCGTCGAATATGCCCGCCGCCCTGCGCGCGGCGTCCTGATCGAGCGGAAGATCGGGGACCAGGGACCGGCCCGACCGGAGCCGGTCGCCCCAGTCGCGGCAGGATGTATCCCAGGCCATGCTAGTTCGCGAGCAGCTGCTCCCAATCTGTTCCGCGCTCGGCGGTCGCCGCGATTTCTTCGGCCTGGGCCTTCTTCCCGGTCGCCTCGGCCCGAGCGTGGACGTAGGGCGCGGCGCATTGCGCCATCCGGTCGCGCCGTGCCGCGTCGGCGGTCGGATCGCGCATGACGCTGAGCATGTATTCGAGCGGCGACATGCCGACGAGCATGGCCTCGGTCAAAACGAGCTTCGCCGGGATCGCATCGACCTTGCGAGGCCGGCCAGCGCCAGGACGGGGACCGCCCTTCGGCATATTTTCTGCTCCAAAATGGCGTTTAAATGGGTGTTTCGGCCTGTTTGGGCCAGGAGTTAACTATTCAGAGGGGGCGGAAAAGTCTCCGGGTGGGCCCCTGTGCATTGCGCGTCCCCAAGCCCTTAACATTGACACCCCCTACCCCATAGGCAGGAAGGGCCAGTTAAACGCCCGTTTCGGGTCGCTTTCCACCGATGTTAACGCTTGAGTGCCGCTTTGTTCTCGCCGCCGCAGTCTTCTTGGCGTGGCAGGGCGAGCAGAGCGCCTGCCCGTTGCTCGGGTCCGTCCTCGATCCACCGTCTCGGATCTCGATCCGATGGTCCGCGACCAGCCGCCGGTCAAGCGCGCCGCAGCTGGTGCACATCCCGGCGGCGCGTCGCAGCACCTCGCGGCTCCAGGCCCGATGCTCGGCGCTGTCGTAGTAACTGTCGCGACCCTCGACTACCGTCGTCAGGGTCCGGCGCGCTTGGCCCCTCAAGGGCTGGCCCACCGTCTTCATCGGCGCGGCTCGCGCATCATAGCCTTAACGGTAGGGTGTCGCCGCCCGAGGGTCAAGCGTCTAGTCCTCATCTCCACTCCACCGCCAGGATGTTGAGAGCCTGGGCCAGCATGGCTGATGCCCGACCCTCCCGGCAACGGTGGACCCGATCCCAGGCGGCGCAGCTGGTCCCAAAGCCGACGATCTCCACGACGATCCCATGCAACGGCCCCGGTGCGCCGAGCAGCCGCGCCGCCTCGGCCAGCGCCCGTCCTGCGGCCACCCGTCGCTCGATGGCCGATGCCTGATCGCCGCCGCCCGACCGTGGCTCGATGCGAGTCGCGCTCGCCCCCGCCCGCCCCGCGATCTCAAACAGCGCCCTAAACCTTTCGCCAACTGCCCGCTGCTCGCCGTCTATCGTGCCCGCCCTCTCCATCGCCGCCAGCGTGTCCACGACCCTCCACGGCCTCGACGCCCGCCCCTGAGCGTCGGTGTACGCCCTACCACCGCCACGCTCGGTCCGTTCGGGCTCGGCGACCTCGATCCCGTGTTCGGCATGCCTCGCGCGTTCCTGCGTCGGCGGTATGACCGGCTCGGCAGGATCGACGCCAGGGCGGGTTTTCCGGCCGCTGGGGCGGGGTGTGCGGGCGGCGGCGTCTCTGCTCGGCATCATTTTGGCTCCACGCTCAGGCGGTCAGGAAATCGGGCAGCGGATCGCCGCCGCTCGCCCAGTCTGTCGGCGGCGACCGATACCGGACGACCTCGGCCCCAGGAAATGCCTCCTTCGTCGCCGCGACGATCTCGGTCCTGGGCAGCGCGACGCGGACGAGCTCGTCCAGCGTCCAGACCTCGACGCTCCGACCCTGTATCGCGACGGCATACGCCTCGGCGCTCGTTCGCACCACCGCGATCACCCGGCCCTCGTAGGCCGTCTCCCAGACCGTCGGAGCGAGCGGCTCGGCCCCGGCAGCGGTCGCCGCCGCCTCGAGCGCCGCCACCGCCCGCCGGACCGCCGCGCCGTGGCGCTGGATGCCGGCGAGGTCGTTGGCCTCGACCGCCCGACACCAGGACTGCCACTGGCGATCCCACCGTGCTCGGAGGTCGTCGGGGACCAGGAGCCGAAGGCGGTCCACGCCCCACCGCCGTTCGGATGCGGCGATGGTCTCATCGACGCCGTCGAGGATGGCTTTGGCGAGGGAGTAGTCAGAAACGCTCTTCATCTGTCCTCCGTCAATGTCATCGGGACATATCGGGACATCCCTAAAGGGATATGTCCCGATTTGTCCCGGTAAGGGGACATTTTGCAAAACGGGACATGTCCCGATTTGTCCCGATTTGTCCCGGTCAGCATAGCCACGCCACGTCGTCGCTGATTGCGGCGATTTTGGCGCTGACGAGACTTACGGTGGCCCTTTGGAACGCCTTCTTCTTGGCCTCGGCGTCGCCTGTGGAGATGCCGATTTCGTATGCCTTGCGCCTCCACATCTCAACCGGGACAACCGGGACATTCGGCGGGACATTGCTCCGTGTCGTCTTTGTCCCGCTCTGGGCCAGGCACGCCTCAAGGGCTTGCCTCGCGATTGCGGGTGCCCCACTGATGCGGCCACGCCGCTCGGGTTCCGGCGGTGCATCAGCCTCGACCGCGACGCAGCTGGTCAATGGCTTACCCCGGCGGTTGACCCCGAGCGTGACGACCTCGAGCCGAAAGGCCACATCGTCGCCGCTCTCAAGCTCGCGCTGTTTCGTCACCCGCATCACCGACACCTCCGACCCTTCGGCGCGGCTGATCTCGATCTCTGTGTCGGTGGCCGCGCGGAGCAGCGAGTGCCCGCGCGCGCCCTTCGCGGTGTCCTTCCCGCTGTGATGGACGTAGGCCAAGGCCGAGCCGGTGGATTGCCGGACGAGGTCGGACGATCGGACGAGTGCGCCCATGTCCTCGGGCGAGTTTTCGTTCCCGCCGGCCAGCGCGCGGCTTAAGGTGTCGAGGCAGAGCATCTTCACCGATCGCCCGAGTTCGGCCTCGGCGGCTTGAACGGACTGGATCAATCCCGGCACATCGGCCTGGGGATCGAGCATGTTGATGGCCGAGGGGATGACGACCAGAGGCAGCGCGCGGCGATCCGGCGCGATCCCGTAGTGCTTGAGCCACGCGGCGATGCGGTTCCTGATGCCGGCGATACCCTCCA